TTAATCGTCTTTTCAGCTGCAAGCTTAGCATCGAACTTAGCATCTCTTGCCTTACGATCTGTCTGTAATAAATTATTGACATTTACACCAGTAACCCTAGAGGTGTTATAGATGTCAGTACTAATATCGTTGACTTCTTTTGCACCTGCCAAGTAGTTATTGGCATTACTATAATTAAACTGCATGACACGTCTACACCTTATATATATCTATTCTAGTTAGATACAATATAAAAACAACATGCTTTAAAAGGAAGATGCGTAAAATTGTAGATGTAAATAAAGATGGTGCTGAATACGATCAAGATGTGTCTGACTACAACGAAGATATAGATCAAATTGAACAAGGGTTAAGTAACTTGGGAGCGTCAACAGACGAATTGTTTAAAAAAGCAACTAAAGAAGAAACTGCTCGATCAGGCTTACAGCAAGGACTTGTCGCTGATCAAATTGGAAAACGAATGGATGCATCAACTGCAAAAGATCTATCCACCTTCCAATCTGGAATGTTTAAAGATAATTCAAAATTTGCAGCAGACTTGCAGCAGGACTTTGACAGCAAAACTCGTGCAGATGAATTTGCATATGGTTCAAGATTTGCAGATAAAAAGTTAGCATTGACCAACCAATTTGAAGACAGTAAATTTGGAAGAGATGTTGGATTGGATAGAGCAAAGTCTGAGAATTTATATAAACTTCAACAAGGGGCTGGATCACAAGACCGTGAAACAATGGAATTCAAAGCAAAGATAGACCAACAGAAGGAAAGGACTGATGCAAATCAAGCTCAAACTGCTAGCAGAAATTTCAAGTGACTATAAGTACATCAAACGCTAAAGCTGGAAAGGTATACACCAGTTACGTAGATCAGTGGCTAGATACGATCCCAGCATCTGAGTCAGAAGAGTTCAAAGAATTTGCTGAAGTCACTCCGTCGATCATAGAAATTTGGGTATATGCAGGAATCTTGAAATATCCAGGTACATTCAATGATATGGCCCGTTGGGTCAAAATGAAATTTAAAAAGCTTAATCGTCGTGAAATACTCAATAGCGAAATTGCTGCTCTCCACTCCGATATACAGGACTTACGAATGGCCATTACCTCGGGAGAGATCAAAGGCTCGGATGGTGCGGCTCGCTTGGCATCGCTTGAAAAAGAATTGCGGTCGCACATTGAAACGTCTGATCGCATGAACCGAACAACCGATAAACGTGGACTAATCCTTGCGGGTGCAGATCGTGTAATGCGTGAGATGACTTCTATCTTCAAGGATGATCCACACCTCGCTGAGCCTATTGATAATGCAATCAATGCAGTATTTGCCAAGATCTATAGCGAGCTTGGCTAATGAGCTTTCTTCCTCCTGTACCAGGACTTAAAGAGCTTCCTGCAATAGAGGATGCAAGAGTTGCTGGTCTGAGACTGCAAGGTACGCTGGCAAAAGCTCTACCAAAAATGCCTGATGGCCGATCTGGTTCACCAGGACGTGCAGAAGAAGCCGCTATTTTCAATAGAGATATGGGCATATCATTTGCAGAAAGCAAAGCAAGAGAAGCAAGAGGAAGAGCAATTAGTCGAATAAAAGACAGGGGTGCCGATCGTGCATCTAAAGCGTTTGGACTATCAAGAAGATAATTATTAGTTAGACTTTAGGAAAGGCTAACTTATGGCAATATCTAGTGCATCATTAGCGTACAGAAGAATAGCTCTCATGACAGCTACAAAGGTAACTGTCAAACCACCGAGTGAAGACGTATTAAAAGCAAGAGATAATTTCCAAGACTTTTGTAAGTTCATGGGTAAAGCTCCTGCAAAACATATGTTGGAGTGGCACGCAGAGTTATGTACGGGACAAGATAGTGAATGCCTTATTGGAATAGCAGGTCCGAACACGTCGATCCTCGCCCCTCGTGGTTCTGCCAAAAGTACTGTCCTTGGTTTATTTGCTGCTTGGATGATTGGGAGACATGCAGCTGCCAAACAAATGCTGCGTATTCTCTATATCGCATACATGGTCGATATCAGTCGAGCTAAGTCTGCAACTATTAAGGGAATACTTACAAGTACCAAATACCGAGAGATCTTTCCGATGGTAAGGCTCTCAAAAATAAAACGTTCAGATGAATACTGGTCCATTGATTATGAGTTTGCAGGAATTGACACAGCAGGTGAAGAAGCTTTCACAATTGCGTGTGGTGGTCTCAAAGGTGCAATCACCTCTAAACGATCACAGCTGGTGCTTATTGATGACCCTATCAAATCTGCCGCTTCGATCAACAACCCAGACATTCGCCGTGAGATGGAGCAAACGTGGTCTAACGTTATCGCACCAACGATGTTTCAAGGTGCACGGGCTGTCTGTTTGGGAACCCGCTTTCACTTTGACGATATTCACGCCACGTTATTCGTTCCAAAAAACAAGTGGAAACAGATTGTTCAGCGAGCAGTAATAACTGATCCAGACGGAAAGCAACGCTCATATTGGCCAGAGTTCTGGTCAATGAAATATCTGAATGAACGTAAGCTGGAAGATCGCGTTGCTTTTGCATATCAGTATTTAAATACCGCAGTTAAGTCAACTGATGTAGGTATTTCACCTGAGCTAATTATTAAAGGTGAGGTACCTGAGGATTACGACTGCTTAGGTGTGGGCATTGACCTTAGTGCTGGACTCAAGGAGAAGAATGACTGGACAGTCATGACTCTTGGTGGAATTAAAGAAGGCAAAATTTACATGATTGATCAACGGCGTGCTCGCACGATGGGCAATCTCGATAAGATGGATCTGCTCTGCCAAATGCTTGCTGATTGGAATATAGTCCTTGAGAATGACGAAGGTCAATTTTTTCCAACAATGTCGCCGTGCATAATATGGCCTGAAGCCGTTGCTTATCAAAACTCATTTGAGGGTGATTTTAAAAGAATAATTCTTGAACAGCGTGCGTTGTATAACCTATCGGTATCACCAGTCAAAGGATTTAAAGGAGACAAACTTGCAAGGCTCCGTGGCGTACTTGGTTTATATGAGCACAAAAAAGTTGTGTGGAACAAATGGCGTAAGTGGGATGTACTCGAAGAAGAGCTGCTTAACTTTGGACATTCACCACATGATGACGCTGTAGATTCAATGGTACTAACAATGGGTGGATTACTTAGAAGAGGAAGTTTACAGATGGACTACAATAGTGACAGCTTTAATTTATAGATTGTGAGATGGCTCGTAAAGCAGGTAGCGATGAATTTAAAAATAAGCTACAAGAAAGATTAGGTCGAGATGAATATGATCGTATTTCAGCGGAAGGTCAACAAGACCCACGCAAAGATGGAATGTATTCTGCTGCAGAAGTAATATCTGAATTCCGTGAACGCCCCGAAGGAGTTTCCGTCAACGAAGGCGAAAACAGTATGGTCTCTAAATATCAAGGATTAGTTGACTCTGGGTCGACGTTTAATAAGAAAGCAAAGTCTTACTTGACTTCCCAGGGAGTTAATTTTAACAATAAAACGAAAGGCCCTAGATCGCGTAAACCCTCTGGTAGTAATTCCGGCAGTGCAGCTGCTGGAGACAATTCAATTGCGTCACCGATCTCAAACGCAAATCCAATAAATATTGATGGTAATAGAAACCAAGTAAATCAAGATAACTCTGTTGAGCAGACACAGAATTTTGATTATTCGGTAGACAACACAAAAACTATGAATGACAACTCTGTTCGTAATTACGGTTCAGATAGTGGCGGAGGCGGTAGATTTGGCAGACCTGATTTTAGCCCTGCAGCTAGCGCAAGGTTTATGGATATGTACATTGATTCAAATCGCTTAAACCAGCGTTCAATGCGAAACGAATTTGAGTTTAGTGATAACAAAGATTACAGCCCAAATGATCGCTTCGGTGCTGAAAAACGTGAGAAGGGTTTAAACAAATCAATTGCAGAATCAAGAAACCGCTCAGCTGCGATGCAAAAAAATCTATACGGTGATACAAACCCCTTCGGATTTACCTATACAAATCCAGAGAAGCCTGATCCTATTAAATCAAATGCAGAGGAGATTTACAAACAAGCAAGGAAAGATATCAAGTAGTATAAAGCTAATGAACAGTATGAAATATTGAAATGAATTCAATTAATAGCGAATTTCAACAAATACTACTAGCAGCAAAAGAGAGGCGTGGTGATCTATCTGTAGACACAATGATTGTGTCCTCCCATCTTGCACAGATGAGGACATTTATGCTGCGTAGAGGAATTGAGTTCTATTCAGAGCAGGATTCCTTTGGCAAGAGACGTGAATTTCTAGCAAAGCTCGCTCAAGAGAACATGCTGGAGATGAAGTTCGAAAGTATTGTCGATTATTTCCTATGTGATGGCCAAGGTCTTTTCTATTTCCGACCTGCAGGCGAAAGTTATCAAATTCTTTACTTCCCTAAAGACAGCTATCGAGCATATCGTGACCAAGCTGGAGATCTTGAATCCTTAGTTCTTGTATATTCCTTCAATGTTCAACAAACCATTGGATTAGCAGACAACCTGCCAGGTTCAAATGGATCAA